TTGACCTGGTCCTGGGCCCCAGCTTCGGCATCCCCGCGGCCCCTGCGCCGCGTCTGGGCCGCCTTCTCCGCACCCTCGCGCCGCCGTTGGCCCTTCTCGTCCAACAGTTGGTGCGCCCGTTCGGCCACTGCCTCGTCTCGCTTTCGTCTTGGCATCTTCTTCTCTCCTATTCCTCGGCCTGCCGTCCCTCTCGTTCGCGACGGCTGAGTTCCGCGACCAGCATCTCCACTACCGCGCGCACATCCTCGCCCGGCTCCAGTTCCCACCCGCGCTCGTAAACCACCAGGGCTTTGCCGCGCTTCTTCTTCGGCCCTTCCCACACATGCAGCTTGCTGACTTGGCCGCCGTCAATGCCGTACTGGCGCGGCTCTGTGAACACCAGGGCCTCGAAGTGGTAGCTCCCCACGCGCCCGACATGCCAGACGCCGCCGCCCATGCCCCCGTGCTTGCCGGTGATGCGGACCTCCATCTCACCCCTCCAGCAGGTCCGCCAGAAAACTCACCGCCTCGGCCGCCGTTCTCAGTAACTCCACTGCGCGGGTCGTCATCATCTCCTCCTCTGCCGCCAGTAGCGGGGGGACATAGAGGCTCAAGGGGGCGAGGAAGTCAAGGGCGCTCTGGGACTTGGCGCTGGGGAAGCGTGGGGCCGGCCGTGAAGGGGCCGCGCTCCTACCACCACCGCGCGCCCAAGCGCGGCCCTCAAGCCAACGTCGCGCGCCGTTTCCGGCTAGAAGGCACGAGCATCGCCAGAACCGCAGGTCTAGGGCGCTACCGCGCCTGCCTGGGCGAGCCACTCCAGCACGTCGTGGGGCGCGGTCTCCAGGCGCTCCTTCCACCGTTCCACCTCCCGCGTCTCCACCTCCGTGACCCGCCGGTCCTGCTGGCCCAGATACTGCTTGCCCAGCCAGATCTGCATCGTGGTATTGCCCCCCAGGGCGGCCTTCCACTGGATGCGCCGGAGAGAGGACTTGCCGTGCTCCAGGCCCTTCTGGTAGGCCTCGCGAAACTCCGAGTCATCCCGGAGGCGGCGCTCCACGGTATCCACGCTGACCCCCAGCACGGCGGCAAGCTCCGCGTGCGTGCTCTGGATCTTGCCCAGGTCCTCCACCTGGCGTAGATCGAAGACCACGCGCGGCCGGCCGCCCGCGTGCTTGGCGTTTTGCGGGGTCTGATCCATCTGCTCAGTCATCCCGTTGCCCCTCCGTCTCTCCCCCCGCGGTGAGGGCATCCAGAGGGCGGGACGAGGCCCCGCCCAGTGCGTGCCGCCGCGAGTTTGCCAGCGCCAGCACCACCGCGTCCGGGAGCAGCGGCAAGCCCTCGGGGCCGGACAGCTCCGTGCTCTGGCGGTCGCTCTGGCCCAGCAGTTGTTTTCCCAGCCAGATCAGCATGGTGACGTTGCCCTCTAGGGCCTTCTTCACTTGGAGCCGCCGCAGGGAGTTTCGCAGGGAGGCGCGGCCTTTTTCTATAGCACCGCGAAACTCCGCACAGGCCCACTTGCGCCGCTGCAGCGTGTCCACCGAGACGCCCAGCACCGCCGCCATGTCCTCCTCGGTACAGCCGATGCGGGCCAGCTCTTCCACCTGCTTCGCATCTATCGGTTTCTGCGGTCTCGCCATCAGTGCTCACCTCCGTTCAACCATCAGTCCCCCACCGGGTGGGATGGTATCCCCGCGGCGGGACCACGCCTCGCTCCCGCCAGTCCCGCCGCGGTTCCGCAAAGCCCACCCCCGTGATACTGAGAATGCTCACTCCGTCGTGGCCTGGCTCCAATGGGTGGCCTTCCCAGACTTCCATGATCTCCCCGTCCGGGCCGTACTGCTCGGTCATGAAGTAGCGCGGCCCGGCCCGTTCGCGCATCGCCTCCATGATCTGGCTCACGAGGGAAGCGGCCTCCCGCCGGCAACGCTCAGACATGGCCCACCCTCCTCTCGCGGCTACTCATAGCGCAGACACCACCTCATCCGGCCGGCCATGCACCTTCTGCACCAGGTCCCGGCCGCGCAGGTAGAGCGCATAGAAATCCCCCGCGCGGTCGAACACGAGCCACGGACACTCCGGCGTACCATTCCCCAGGAACGGACCAGGGTCGCCGAGGTGCTCCCGGACCAGCTTGTGCGCCAGGTAGCGCGGGTCCTCCAGTCTCGCGCGCAGCCTCTCCGCGATTTGGTCCAGGAGAGACAGGCCGTCCCTCCGGCAACGCTCAGCCATCCACCCTCACCGCCTCCTCGCCGCTGAACTCCTCCCATCGGGCCAGGATGATGTCGCAGTAGCGCGCGTCCAGGTCAAAGCCATAGCAACGCCGGCCGGTGCGCTCCGCGGCCATGATCGCGGTGCCCGAACCGAGGAAGGCGTCCACGACGAGCTGGCCTAACTCGGTGGCGTTCTGAATGGTCCGTTCGATCAGGGCCAGAGGCTTCATGGTGGGATGGAGGTCGTTGGACAGCGGCTTGTCATGCTCCCACACGGTGCGCTCATTCGTCGGCCCGTGCCAGCGCGGAGCATGGCCCTTCTTGAAGGCGTAAAAGCATGGCTCGTACCAGTGCTTGTACTGGGCGAAGAGCGCGCCCGCGCCGTTGTTCTTCACCCAGACGATGAGGTTGCGGTCCTCCCAGCCGGTCTCGTACAGGGTGGGCAGCACCACCCGGAACTGCGCGCTCGCGAACCACAGATACAGCGGGGCCTTCTCGTCCGAGTGCTGGTAGGCGAGGGTCAGCGAGCGTGTAAGTAGTTCGCGATACTGCTCCGGCGTCATCTCATCCCAGTAGGCGTCAGAGGGCTGCTCCACCCCGCGACGCTGGGCGCCGATCCGCTCCTCCTGCGCGGCCCGGCCGCCGGTGTAGTTCACGGCATAGGGTGGGTCGGTGACGATGGCCTGGGCCACCTCTCCCTGCATCAGGCGTTCCCAGTTCGCGGGATCGGTGCAGTCCCCACACAGTAGCCGGTGCTTGCCGAGTTGCCACACCTCTCCCGGCTGCACCCGCGTCGGCCCTTCCGGCAATGCGTCCGGCGGTTCCCAGGTCTCCTCCCGCCCGGACTTCTCCGCCGCCTCCAGCCGCGCCAGCAATTCCCCCAGGTCCTCTTGCTCGTACCCGCTCGCGCTCAGTTCCCCGTCGGCGTCCAGCCGCCGCAGTAACTCCGCCAAGGCCTGCTCATCATCCACCGCCAGGCTGGCGGAGTAGTTGTCGGCGGCCACGAACGCGTCGGGGTGCGCGCCGTCGTAGACGTGCACGGCCAACTCCGTCCACCCCTCCGCCTGCGCCGCCTCCACCAGACCATGCCCGGCCAGTATCGTACCGTCGGAGGTGACGACCACCGGTTTCTGCAATCCGTGATCCCGCAGCGACCGCCGCAGCACTTCGAGTTGCTCGGGGCCGTGGCGGCGGTAGTTTAGGGGGTGGGGGTGGAGGGAATCGAGGGGCCGCGTCTGTACCGTCAGGGTTGTGGCTACGCTCTCTGCTGTCATCGGTCTCACTCCTGTCGTTGGGTTCGGTGATCTCACTCACGGCCTGGTGGGATAGGCGGCAGCGCCTTCACCGCGGCCAGCTCCTCCGCACTCACCACGCCACGCGTTACCAGCTCTGCTTCCTCCTCGTCGGGGAGCCGGTGCTTCGCCACGTCACGCGCCCACCGCGCCGCGGGGTCTTCGGTGGGAGACGGGATCGGGTTTGCGCTCTCGCGCAGCAGGAGATCATGCTGCTGCACGGCCCCTCCCGCGATCCAGTCGCGCCATTCCCGCAGTTCGGTCGCGGCCACATTGAGCGTCAGGCCGGCCAGCACCACGCGTTGCCAACCCTTAGCCCTGGCGACGCTCTCCGCCGCCCACTCCGCCGGAGTATGGCCCGGTCCGGCCGACACGGCAGGGGGTGTGGGAGCGCCCGTCAACCAACTGCAGGCGCCCCGGTAGAGTTCGAAGGGCCGGGAGGTCTGCGACCACCTCTCCGCCCACGGCTCGGCCCGCCGCTCCAGCAGATCAGTCAGCACGGGCCGCAGTGCCCGCAAGGCCTGGAAGTAGGTCGGCCGATCGGCGATGAGGGC